GTGCAGACCACCGCCCCCGCCCATCGGGTCGCCGAAAGCCTCGGCGCCATAGCCGCCGAGCACGATTACTCGTCCACCAGGAATGGGCGCAGGACATGCGCGTCTGTTTGCCGAAGCTGCCCTGTGAGGATGTCTTCCATCCTGAGCGGTTCTCCGGGGATTTCAATTTCGACTGCCATCAGTGCGGCCCAATCGTCCGCGAACGCCTTTGCCTTTTCGGGATCTTGAAACGTCAACGAATTCTCGCTGCCGGGAGGCCCTGGAGGTCCTGGGATTCCTTGCTTACCTTTAGGGCCAAGTTCGACGGTGGACGTCTTGATCTTCCCAAGCTCGCAGACTCGAACAGTAGGGATTTGATTCATGGGCGCCCCCGCGGCGACACGCGCGCGACGCCGTTGACCATCCGGTAGACCCGCGTGGCGTCTAGTGGGTCGTAAAGCTCGACGAGGAAATTGTAGCTCTCGGTTTCCGAGAAGGTTTTGCCCGGAGCCGGGATGGCCATGGTCTGTTCTGCGGTGAGCTCGACGTCGATGCGCTCACCCATCGCCGTCGGGACCGTAACGGTCGGGGTGGCGACGGTCTGGCCGCTCAGGCAATGGCGCAGCCACGATCGGCCGAGCAGGCCGGTGTAGTCCAAATCCGTTTCGATGCCCATCGCCCACGGGGCGCCCTGTTCGAGGTACGGATTGCAAACTGCGGCTGGCATCGGCTGAATCCTATCGCTTTCGGGTGGTATTTGTCATCAAGTGGTCTTGACGTTTGCGGAAAGGTAAGCGGCGGAGATGAGCTTGGGGATGTCGGTGCTGTTGAGCGCCGTAATGAGCTCCCCGCTGTCTGTCGCCACCGGCGCAACGGTCATCAGGGCGGCACCGAGCTTGGTCAGGAACGCATTGATCGCCGACTGCCAGCTATCGCCCTGCATGACCGGGTGGGCGGCGTTCTCCGCGCCGAGCTGCACCTGGTCCTGCTTCACCCACATGCTCGTCGGGCCCGCCGCGATCGATGCCTTGCCGGCCACGCAGCGGATGTCGAGGTCGGTCGTCGCCTGGTAGATGAGCCGGCGTTTGTTGTCGAAGATCGGCACGCCCGCAGTCATGGGCTGCTTGGCTCCGCGGGAGTGCACGAGCGCGATGATAACCGGGCTCATGAGATCGCCGCCTGGGTTCTCGACCACGACCTGGTCGCCCGGCCGAATCGGGCTGATATCGCTGCATTCTGCGCTTCCCTTGCTCCACAGGGCCGTGACCATCTGTTCCAGCGGCTCCAGTTTGACGTCGCATTCGACGCCCTCTGGGCCGGTCCAAATGGCGTTCGGATCGGTCGCATCGAACGTCCCGTCGTCGCCCATGGTCCCCACGGTGCCGCGGCTGATCCAGTAGCGCGTGTCCATACCAGGGCTCGCCAGCCCCTCGCGCATGGCCGCGGTATCGAAACTCCCCACGTGGCGAGTACCAAAGCTGTGTCCGCCGTGCCTCATCGCGCGCTCCCCATGAGGGTTTCGAGCTCCACGTCATCGACGATTTTCTGGGTGGCCTTGTCCTGCGCGGACTGCTTCACCGAGGCTTTGCCCTTCTTCTTGATCTTCCGGTCGTCGTTCATGGCCTTGGTGTCGTCGTCCATGAGGTTCGGATCGTTGTCCGGCATGTAGTTGACCAGCTCCATCGTCGCCTTGAAGCCGCTCGCCTCGGCGTCGGCGTTGCAATTGAGCTTGATGCTGCGAACGTAGAAAATGTCCGGCAGGCGAGCGGCATCGTATGCAGCCTGGATCCGCTGAGCCACCTGGTCGACGGCCTGGATGTTTTGCTGGCCATCGGCGTTCAGCCAGAGCGCCCACCGCTCGTTCTGCTTCTGGAGTAGGTCGGCGATGTTGGCGCCCTTGCTGCCGTAGAAGTCCGAGAGGCTGGAGATCACGAGATTGTCCTCGCCCTCGGACTGTGCTGCAACCGTTACCCGCACCGGCGTTCCCGCGCAGAGACGCATCAGGTCCGGATCGTCGTTCTCGCATTTCACGAGACTTTGCGCGCGGAGGCTTGCGTCCGGATCCATGTAGCTCGACAGCTCGTCCGTTTCGAGCTCGATCGAAAGCTCGGCACGGGTGAGCTGGTGGTAGATGCTGACCGCGGCCTGCTCGAGCGCGTGCTGGTCTCGGATGCCCTGGAGTAGGAACGTCCGGAAGACTTCGACTTTGCCGCCACCCTTGGCGGTCATCTTGGTCGCGCCCTTCTTTCCGGTCTTCACACCCGCGATGGCCTTGGCCTCGATGGTCCCCTTGGGCGGGAACCGAGCGGACATCACCCGCAGAGTGGCCGAGGCATCGGGGTTGTAGGCCCGCACCTCGACGCCCGTGGGCCGCGTTCGTCCCATCTTGCGGCTCATCTTCATCGACTTGACGTTGTGGCCCCAAACCATGAAACGGATGTCTGTGTCCCAGGCGCCGGCGTCATCCTGGAATGTCCGCTGGAAGCCGTCGCGCGAAGTCCCCGAGGTGGCGTTGCGGCTCGACGTGATGTTCTCGAGGAACGCTTGCGGTGGGGCAAGGATCAGGTAGTTCGCCGCCTGGACCATTTTGAACTGTGGCGTCACTACGCCCGCGACGGTCGTCACCTGGCCGGTGGCGAGCGGGAATGGTGGCAGGCTGGGCTGGTAGAGCGGCATGCAGCCGGCGAGCTCGCAGGCCTGCGTGATGAGATCCCAGATGCTCATCCCGTCCGGCGTGACGGACTTTCCTGGCATGCTCGCCTGGCCGCCGCTCGCGCTGTCTCCCGCGCCCGTGGGGTCTGGCTGGACCTCTGCCCCTTCGATCTGAGGAGGCGGCTCTTGCCCCGGTTGGGCGCCATTGGCCAGGTTGCGGCTTTTCGCCGTCTGGAGCGAGCGCAGGAGGGTCTTGCGCCCGAGCTTCGGCTCTTTCGTGGGGTCGCCGTACCAGACGCAGCGGAATGGATCTCCACCGGCGTCGCCTGACGTGGGCGGGTACTGGGACAAGATCCGATTTACGTAGGCCGTGATCGGCTCGTCGTCCTTGCCCTGCTGCATCCGGTAGGCGGGCGCGTGGGGGTTGATCTTTCCGTCGATCAGCACGGCTTCAAAGCTGCGCGCCTTGATGTGGATCTTCGAATCGCTGTCGTCGTGCTCCATCTCGGGCAGATCGATGTAGCCGTTGAAACGCAGCACACAGGTCTTGGAGAAATCGGCCGCGGGCTTGAGGTGCCAGTTGTCCGGCGTCCCGAAGTCGGCCGCGTTGACGGTGCCGAGCCATCCTTCCACGCGGCACTCGCGAATGATGCGCGGGTCAAGCGGCATGTCGGCGAAGGGAAACGTCGCCGTGAGCTGCGCGGCCTCGCGGAACCCGCGATCTTCGATCTCCATTTCGCTCGGGACGGTCACGAACTGCACCGAGAAGGAATCGCCCGGCCCGGCCTTGTCGACCGCCGATCGCCCGGTCTGCTTGTTTTTTTGCGCCTCCAGCTTGGTGTTGGCAGCTCGCAGCCTCTCCGCCAGGGCGTGGCCGCGGGAGTTGCCGAGCACGGTCGCGACCTCTTCCTGGGCGATGGCGGTTTCATTAGCGTCGATCTGCGACTCGATCGCCTTGGTCTTGGTCGCGTAGGGCGCGGTGCTGGGCTGAGCGTCCGACGTGTCGGCGGTGCCGAAGTCCTCGAGGCGCACGAAGAGGCGGAGGAACCAGGCTGGTCTATAGAGGCGCGGTTCAGCCACGGTTGCTGCACTCTCTGGACATAGCTACCCCTAAAGACCCCCGAGAAGTATCAGGGCATCTAGCGGGCCGTTCGACTTTCTGGGGTCCGATCATCAACCCCCTCCCTGCGATTGGTCGACCTGCGGCGCTCCCCAAAGCTGAGCGAGCATCACCGCATACGCGGTCTGGTCCGGGATCAAGATCGGCGGCGCGCCGAGATCGCTCGGTCCGGTGGGCGTCGTGGGAACTTCGCTGCTGTCGAGGTCGTTGAAGTCGGCGATGAGCACCCACAGATCGGCATTGCCGTAGTATTGGAGCGCCAGATCGCGCAGGTCGCTTCCCGCGGGCGGCCGCACTTCGGCTATCACGATCGGCGTCTGCTTGGCGGACAGCGCGGCCGACTCGATCGCCGCGGACTCGGCCATGGTGTCGAGGGCACTGATGAGATCGTACTGCTGGGACATCCCGTCGAGCTGGTCGAGTGGGTCGTCCGTCGGGAAAAGCGCCTGCTTGACCGTCTTGGCCTCGAGGCTCACGAACTCCGCGGCGTCGATCCAATCCTGACCCTTGAGCCCGCCCACCAGCGGCTGGAGGCCGCACACGTCGTCGATGGCGGCTCGGACATTCTGGGCCGACGACACCACGCGGTCGCAGGCTCCGCGCACGCGGTCGACCACGTTTGACGGCAGTTGTGCGACGTCGTCCGCGACAGCCGCCGCAGTGTCGAATACCGATATTGCATTCGAGAACGCACTCTGGGCGTCGTCGAGGGCATTATTGACCGTCAGGATAGCGCCAGTGCCGGCGCCGAGGATCCGAAATGCCGAGTGCCGCCAGCTCGACAAGGTCGCGAGCGTCCCGGTCAGTAGGTCCGACAGCGCGCTGAACTCTTCAGCCGGCGACTGCTGGCCCGACACGCCAGCGGCGAAGGTGGGCGGCTTCGTCTGGAGATCTTCGCCGCGCCACTCAAACTCTATCGTCCAAGGGATGATCTCCGTCAGGTCATACTTCGGATCGATGCTCTTGATGATTCCGCGACGGACCACCCCAACGTCGATTTCTGTTCCCGCGACGCCCGAGCCCCACTGGACCTCGACCGGTGTACCACGCTCGACGAGAAACTCGATCTGACGAACCAACGCGCGCGCGTTCCCGTCCCCCAGCGCGCCGTCGTACCAGACGCCGGAAACGGTGGTGTTTTCCTTCGTGGCCCCGAAGACCTGCTGGGACGCCACCGGGTTTCCCGGATAGTAGGTCGTCTTGACCCGCTGCTTGGTCGCGAAGCTGACGCCCTTGAAGGGCAGCATCGTCCCCACAAGGGCGATCTGCGTCCCGGCGAGGTCGCCTTCAAGAATGTCGATCGTGAAGGCGGTCGCGCTCGAATCAGCCACGGTTCGCCTCCGCAATCCACCGCAGGGCGATTTGGAGCATGAGACAGACGCGCCTCACATGTGGATCATCTCGCCAGCCGCGGCAGCGCGCGTGCCCGTGATACACGTGGGTGGCAGGGCCGAGCGCGCCGCAGAGGACGAACAGGCTCGCCAGGTGTCGCGCGCCGAGGTCAAGATTGATGGCCGGGTCTTTCAGCGCTTCGATCGACAGATGCGTGGGATTCGCGCTGCCCTTGGGAAGGATTTGCAGTAGCCCCACAGCGCCGGTCCGGCGATTGACGGCCTTCGGATTGCACTGCGACTCGGCCGCCATGTTGGCCACCAGCCACTCGGCCCGCACGAAATGCCGACGCGCCGCCACATCCACGAATGGCGCCAAGTCCATGTGCCGTGGGCAGAGCGCTTCGAGCGCGTGCTCGGTGGTGCTGGCCTTCGCGTTCCCGCAGAATAGAAGCGCCGCCCAGGCCAGCGCGAGAATTTGCAGAACGGTTCGCGCTCGCATCAGATGCCCGCCCGGTTGTTGAATCGGCTATTGCCGTGGCCGAGCGCCGCTATCTCGGTCGAAACCTTGTGGAAGACGCGGTCAGGGTCGGCTTCCTTGAAGTCCTGCGTGATCGTGAGGTTCTGGATGTTGATGTTGCCGTGGGGAACGTCTTTCTTTGTGTTGGGAGATCCAGCACCCCAACTCAACATGTTGTCTTTATTCGCCAGCACGCCTATCCCTGCTGCCGAATCCTTTATCAGCGCCGCCGCCACGCTCTCGCCGAATGCCGTTGCTAGCCCTTCCGGACTAATGTCGCGGCGACTAAAAACGGCTGCCCCGCCTTGTCCACTCACCACCTCCTGCTGCATTTTGGATCCAAGTTTGTCGGCCCACTTGGTCCGCTGATCTGTGTCCATGGCCGAAAACATCCTGGCCACCGCCTTCGGATCGGCTCCGTACTTGTCTCCGAGCTCAGTCATCCGCAGGTAGTCAGCGAGAGCGGCGGCAGGGTGGTCTTCTCCTGTGCCTGTTCGTTTTGCACTGAGCTTGTCGTAGGTGTCGAGGTCCAGCTTCGCCGCTTCCATTTGGTTGGCCTCGTGCCTTGAGTTGGCCCAATCGGCGAATGCACTGGCGCCAATGTAGAGAGCCGTCAGAGCCGGCGCCGCGGAAAGCAGCTTGCCTGTGAACCCACCGAGACCTCCGCTCGCAGAGCGAAGCCTGTCGCCGAAGGTAGTCGAGTCGGTTATGAGCATGCCCATGCTCCCGCGCACTTTCTTGCCGTAGAGCAGCTCGCCAAGCCCCATCGCGGACGCGGCGCCACCCCCACCACCGTACCCGAGCGCTGTGGCGAGGCCGCCGGAGGTGCCCGCGCCCATCAATCCAGCGAACTTCGACGTGGCGTAGAGGGCGAACAAAGACTTCCAGTGGTCGACGATGAATGCCGTCGCCGACTTGAGCTTGTCGAAGTACCCGGCCAGCTTCTCGCCGTAGATCTGCATGATGGACTTGCCGTCTTCCTTGACCTCGCGAAGTTTCTTCACCCACTCGGAGAGGCTCTTCGTCTGTTCGCTGAATAATGGTCCCGTGAGGTCGACCAGCATCTCCTTGACCAAGTGCTCGGCCTCGAACAGTCCGCCCTCCATGTCCTTGCCGAGTTCCTTGGCGGCCGGGACCATGTCGCCGAGGCCCTTCTCCATCCGCTTCATCATCTCTTCGGGGCTGAGGTGCTCGCCCTTCTTCATGTGCAGGGCGGTGCGGAGGGTGTCGGCCAGGCCGGTCGTGTCACGTAAGCCGACGTGGCCTATGAGCAGTGCTCGGTTGACCTTCTCGATGGCCTCGGTTCCCGAGATGCCGTAGACCTTGGCCGCGGCAGTGATCTTCTCGGTCAGCTCAAGGACACCCTTCTGGGACATGCCGAGCCGGCCGAATCCGACCTGCGCAACCTGGTTGTACGTGGCGCCGAGGTCTTCGAGCGGGGCATGAAGACTCAACTCCATCTCGCGCAGCTTTTTGGTCACGCCGGACGCCTGCTCGGTCGAGTACTTCATCTTGTCGAGCTGGGACAAGCCGGGCTTCCAGCCCTGAAACGCGAACTGCGCGCCCGCAACGCTCTTCTTCACGCGGTCGATTTCGAGGTGGGCCTCCTTGGCCTTGCCATAGATTTCGTGCAGACCGAGCCCGAGTCCGACCGAGGCGAGGCCGCCCATGAGCGCGCTCTTGCCGAATTCGCTCAGCTTCTCGCGCGCCCGCTCCGTGACCTCGTGAAGCTTGTGGAACGAGTGCCCGATCTTGTCCGCGACGGCCGACGCATTGACGTCCGCGGCTCGAAAATCTATGCCCTCAACTGTGGTGGTATTTTCATCCAAGGGTTATTCCGCGTTCTCCTGTTGAATTAGCCTCTTAAGTGCCCGTGCGAACTTTTCTCCTTGAGACGATGTGAGTTTGAAAATCTCAGAGAGTGGCTGGTGTCCGTAGCGGGCGATGTAGGCGATCGAGTCCCAAAGGTTCTGTTCAGCTAGACTTCGATGGTTTCGCTGGCTAAAAAATCGGACGCCTCCTGCACGGTAGGGAGCGCCACCTGCGCGAAGGCACGGATGACCAGGTCCCGCACCTTGTTCGACAGACCAGAGAAGAAGGTCTCCTTCTCGTTGTTGGTCCACGTGACGGGCTTGCCGTCGGCCGCCACGATGGAGCGCAGCGCCCCCTCGTAGTTAAACGACGTCTTGCGGACGGACGCGGCCTCGAATGCCTGCGTCTCCTCGGCGTAGGTGAGCTGGCGCAGCGTGATCGTGTGCGGGTCGGTCGCGAACTCGCGCACGCCCTTCGACACCAGCTTGCCTTCGCTGTCGCGCTTCTCGTCTGGGATCTTAAAGGTGTGTTTTGGGATCTGCGCCAGAAGCGCGGCTTCGATGCTGCCCGGTTGGGCCGGATTGAATTGCTCCGCCATGAGATCCTCCTAGAAGCTCGGGATGTACTTGGTCGACTTCCACGCCCACGCCATGGACGCGAAGCTGTCGCGGCCCGCCTGGTTGAAGTCGCCGATGGTCTCGAAGTGCAGGTCCGGGAACGTCAGGCGGAAGATCGTTCCGCTCGGGAACGCCAGCCGCACGCCGAGGTTGATCTGCACGTCGGCCGCGCCCGCCTGCCTGGCCCGGCTGTAGATCTGCTGTTGCAGCGTGAAGGGGGCTTCGTTTTCGGGAACGATGTTGAACGTCCCCGAGCATTCCTCGAAGATTTCACGGTGGCGGTTGGCCATCTCGCCGAGGTAGCCCTCGGAGAGTAGCTTGATGCCGATCTTGGCGGTCAGATCCTTGATCGTCGTGATCTCGGATAGGAGCGCGCCGTTGCTCGTGAGCCGGAGAGTGACTTCGTTACCTAATAGGCGAAAATCGGCCATGACTGCTCCTTACCCGACCTGGGTGATGACGACGTTGGTCCCGATCTGGGTGTTGATGACGATGCTCTTCTGCGAGCCGACCATATCGACCGAGACGGAGTAGAAGAAGATCCCCTGGGCGTTGAGCGTCTGGGTATTTCCCGCGGCGGCGCCGTCGAGAACCTGCTGCGCGAGCGCGCGCTGCTCGATGCCTGGCCCTGGATTGACGAGCTGGTCCGTGTACGCCTGCACGCTGCCCGCGAAGGCGTCTTGCCTGTCCGGCGTGCCCGGAAGCTTCGAGTAGTACGCCGCGAGACCGAAGATCACATCTTGGATCTCATCCGCGAAGCTTCGGCGGTTGTCATCCACCCGGTTGGCGAACGGCCCGGTCGGGTTGATGCCCGTTACGCCCGAGTAGAACCACCACCCGACGGTCCGGTCTTTCACCAGCCACGCCACGCCCGCCGCCTTCATGGCGACGTATTCTGAGAACCCGAGCGGGTTGTCCTGCAAGGGCTGCGCGGCGAAAGCGGGCTCCTGAGCATCGATGCCCTGGATGCTGGTGTTGAATGGGCTGCCCACGGAGGTCAGGTACTGCGACTGGCCGGCGTTGAAAAGGTTCACCTTCATGGCGGCGCGGAACCCGCAAGCGCTGATGACGATGTCCTGATTCAGCTCGGTCGAGAAGACCTGCTGGTAGGGGCCACATGCCCAGTAGCGGTCGGAATCCGGGTCGGTGACGGCGTCGGTCGTGTGTACCAGCGCCAGGTAGGCGTTGAAGGCCGCAAGACGGTCAGTCGCGCTGGCCGACTTGGCCGGGAAGGACGTCACGCAGGCGATGCGGCCCCGGCCGCTCGCGCTTGCCACGACGGCATTGGCGGACCACAGAGCGGTCCGGATGGCCTTGGTGTTTGCATCGGAGCCCTTCCAGTTGCGGGCCGACCAGATCACAATGATGTCGTTGGTCGCGTCCGTGCCCGGCAGCGTGGCCGCGATCGCGTTGGGGTAGCAGAGCGCGATGCAGTCACCGAGCGTGCTGCCCTGGGAGCCGCCGCCGGCGGGCGCGAAGACGGGCACGTAGGTCGCCGGGCTGGCGACGCTGACGGTTTGGATCCCGCTGCTCGAGATGACCGTGCCGACGTTCACGCCCGGCAGAGCCGCATCGAAGATCGTACTGATCGGACCACTGGCGTCGCTCAGCCCGAGCACGAAGAATGCCGTCGCGCCCGTGGTCGCTCCTGAGCTGACGTAGGTCAAAACGCCCGTCGCCGGATCTTGTGTGAACGAGATCGCCAGCGCCAGCGAGCCGCTGCACGTCGTGCCGGCCGGAATGACGATCGCCTGCGTGAGAGCCACGATCGCGCTGGCACTACCAAGCGCCGCGTTTCCGAAGCGCGTGCCCGCGGGGATGTTGATGTCCTTGTTGGTCACGCCCGACGTGATGTCCGCCGCATTCACCGTCACGGTGAACGATACGAATGCCTTGGTGGTACTGGGGTTGCCCACCACCATGTCGGTGTCGACACGCTGGATAACCAGACCCGTGAGCGTCTTGCCCTTGAGCTCGGCCCAGCCGTTGCCGTCGAAAGCGATGCCGGCGCCGTTCTGGTCGTCGGCGGCCCGGTCGAAGCTCCCCTGGCTGATGAGGGTGAACTTGTTCGGGTCGTTCATGTAGAGCGTGTTGATGTCCCCAGGATTGTGGATGACCTGCGGGGAGAACGGCCCCTGTACGAATTCTCCGACCAGGCAGGCATTGGCCGCCGAGGCCGACACCGGCACGTTATTGCCGGCGCCATCGACAACGATGATTCGCTCGAGCTCCAGAATTTTCTGGACGCTCGGCATGGTGGCTGTTCTGTAGAAAAACATGATGGCTCCTAGCTGATGGTCAGTGGGTTCGTGTCCACGGAAACTTTCTTAATGGTCAAGGACATCGGGAAAACCGGCCTCAAAACGACCTTGTCGGCCTGGGCCGAGATGGTCATGACGGCGTCGCGCTGCTCGCGTATCGCCTGATCTTCTGAGTCGATCACGCGCGCGCTGAGGAGAGAGTAGCGAGCGTCAAGGCCGTAATAGTCGGGCAAGGGCAGTACAACCCGGTTCGCCTCCTGCGAGGTCGACTGGAAAGCGTCCTCGATCCCAAGGATCAGCTTTCCGCGTTCGACAGCCGACGTCGTCCGAAACGAGAGCTCGAACTCGACTTCCGCCTCGGCCGTCTTCCACAATCCCCACCCTGGCTCGCCCTTGGGCTCCCAGGTGTCCTCGATGAGCACCGGCGTCAGCACGGCCGCGCCGTACTTCCACGAGCTGGGCAAAACGCACCCGCTCGGCGGAACCGCACGATCTAGGTAGCTCGGCCACTCGTCGAACACCTCGGCGAACTGCAAGTCAGGACCACCATCGAGCGTATCGAACTTCAGACCTGCGATGTACCGAGCCAGCGTCGCCGCCATGGCGCCCCGCACGTCCATCGTGGCGGTGCGGCTGAATTCGTCTTTGGCCATGGCCCTCATTGGGCGCCTCCCGCGATGGCCGCGTGGTACGCCTTGCGGACTTCGGCGGCCAGAAGCTTCGACGCGCGCTCGAGCACGAGCTTGGCAGGCTGGCCTTCTTTCTTGATCTTGGCCGCGATGGCGAAGGCCGCGCTTAGCGGGTTATCCATCCCGTGACGACGTGCCCAGCCTTGCAATGCCTGGATGCCCGCGCGGCTAACGCCGAATCCAGGCCGACGGCCACGCTCGATGACAGAAGCGTAAGGGCTCGACGAGTAGAGCCGCGCACCATCCGGCAGCGGGACGACCTTCCACGAATTCTGGTAGGTCCCGCGGTCGAATGGCCTGCGCGGCGTGGTGGTCTGGATCGCCGTCGCGATGAAGGGCCGCCCGCGCTCGCGCACAGTTTGCTGAATGGCCTTGACGCCAGCCTTGTGCCGGTCGCGCGTGAGTCCGGAGACAAACGCGCCGAGCTCGCCGATTTTCACCACTCGGCTGGCCATCAGGCGCTCGTCCGGTTGAAGGTTTGGCCGCGGGCTCGGTCGCCCGTCTGCTTCGTGAGCGTAATCCGCCACCCCGAGCTGCCCCTCATCGGGACGTCTGCCGGCACGTACCGCCTGGGGATCGGCGCCGGGCCCGTGGGACGTGCCTCCACGACTTCCCAGAAAAACTCGGCGTTGCGCAGCCCGGTCCGGCGGATCTCAGGATCGATGAGATCTTGCGTCTTCCCCATCAAGTCGTCTTCGGTGAAGCGCAAGCTGATCTGACTCACCGTCAGCCCGCCGGCCTCGGTGAGCCCCATGGCCTGCAAAACCTGCGTGGTGGCGGCCATGTCCTGCACCTTGGGCGTCGGCAAGATCTCGATGCGCGCGATCTCGGTCGGTTGGCCCTCGCCACGCCGGGCGCCGGTCCACTGCACGTGGATCATGAATACCCGGTACGGCCGAACTCCGAGGTCAGTCGCGATTTGGCGAATCACATCGATCGAAGGCGCGATCGAATAGACGAGATTCCGCGCAGGCTGGCGCTCCGTGTGCACGGCGCCACTCGCCTGGTCTTTCTCCAGGGCCGGATCTACCTGGGTGCGCTCGTCTGGCATCAGGACACGTCACCCGCGATGAAATAGCTCACCGTCGCCGGGCCGGTCCCCGCGACCGCGATGGCCGTGAACTCGTCGCCGACGCCCGGGTTGTGGAACAGGAAGATCCCGCCGTCACTCATTGGGATTGCCTGGCTTGCTCCAGCGGCGCTCGTGAGCAGCAGCGTGCAAGGCGCGCCGGTGGCCTGGAATATCCCCACCCGTACCCTCGTGATGTTCTCGAACGGAAGCGAAAGCGGCGCGCCCACGAGCACGTTCAGGACGCCGTCCTGGGCCTGCTTCTGGGCCGCGTAGGTGGCGTGAAAGCTCGTGTTGATGGGGCCGCCGCTCAGGGTCCAGAAGCACGACGACTGCGATTCGGCTATCAGCGAGCCGGTGTGTTTGATGCGCGCTGGGACCGACATTACGCAACGTCTCCCGCGACGTAGTAGCTGACGGTCGAGCCATCTCCCGCGACATCGATCTCGGTGATCTCGTCGCCGACGTTTGGCAGAAACAACAGCGCGAGCCCGCCCCCGCTGAGCGGAAGCTTCTGCTGGACACCGTCCGCGCTGGTGAGCAGCAGGGTAACGCTGTTTCCGACAACCCTGGCGATCAGCACGCGCACGCTCGCGACGTTCCCCAGCTCGAGCACCACGGGCGGATTGGCGCCCACCGCGCCCACGATGTCCTGCTGGTTCTGGCACTGCGCCGAGTAGTACGCCGTGAAGTTCGTGTCCATGGGCCCGGAGCCGAAGCTGTCCAGGCAGGCCTTGGACGTGGCCACGCCGACGTGCTCGACGACGACTGGCAAGCTCATCGGGTCACCCTGATGTTGCCCACGTTGTTCACGCTGGCAGACGGCCGGAACGCCGCCCGATCCGAGAACGGATTGATGCAGACGCCGAGGTCGTCCTCGAGCCGCCCCACCCACCGCATATACGCGATCTCGCGCTGGGTGAGCTCGTCGGGGCGCAGGTCGATGTCCGAGACCTTGCTGGCCGCGAGTCGCACCTGGGCGTCGCGTAGCTCGTTCTCCGATTCATCGCACCGCTGCAGGTCGGCCCTGATGATGGGCTCGGCATCGGTGAGCACAAGATCCATCGCCAATTCGAGACGAGTCAAAAGAGGCGTCGGCAACGGAACGCCGGCCGAAATGGTCGGGTTCATCGCCAACAACGGCATCCCGAAGTGATGCCGGATCCTCATTTTCTCCGCGGCAGATAGCACGTTACCCCTTGACGGGCTCCGTCTTTACCTGAGCGAGAATTTCGCGAAATGCCTCTGGCATGTAGTGGGTAGCGTTCAGGACCTGGCCAGCCTCGAAGCGCGCCATCACGGTCCCCATGCGGAACTTCTTCGCTTCGAGAACTCGGTAGAGGCAAGACGTGTCGGCCACCTTGGGAGGCTGTGCGGTCGGCTTTTCCGGCGGAGGCGGCTCGGGCGCGCGCTTGGATGCCGCGAATTCCTCCGGCGTCATCTTCGCGTCGTCGACGTCGAGCTTGGGCTGATCGGGCGCCCGCTTCTGGTTCTTGTCGCTCCACTGGCTCATGGGTCCGTCCTTTGGGTGGTCGAGAAAAGAGCGGTGGGGCGTCGGAATCCAGTATTTGCAGTTACGTCCTTTTTCCCAGGACGATGGGGTCTGCACAGACTCGAAGCCGACGTCATGGCCGAAGCCACCTGCGGATCACTAGTATCCGAGCCACCAAAGAGCGCGCGATCCGAAGATCGCGTGCTCACCAAACCGCACAACAAATTGGACACGGCCGAAGCCAGTCCAACTTCGCCATCTAAAGGCTGGCATGAAGACCCACCGACCAAGCGGGCACAGCACGTATCAGCAACCGTCAGGCGACCAGTGCGGCGTACCGGCCTGTTCGTATGGGCAAGCACCGAAATGCCGCCACCAAGCCGGCGGACCAGACCACAGCGACACGACCGCGTGTGGTTACGGCTGCCAGAAGCAAGCCCAGGTCCATTTATTGCCCCGAAGGGCAAATCAAACGCAGAGCAGCCCGCCAGCCCCGAAGGGCCGTCCGTGTGCGAGCTGCTCCGCTGAGGTTCCATCGTGGGGACGTTCTGCGATTAGACGTGTTCCACCACGACCGTTCTTTTGTGGCGCGCGGCATCACCAGTCGTGGCGTCGGTGCGGGTCGGCCAGTCCATGATGGACCGCCAGATGCTCGTCACGATGTCGCCCTTCACGTTCACGGGCGCTCGGATGTAGACCTGCACGCGGTCCACGTTCACCTCGACGCCGTTGTTGGTGAGCTGCGCGGGCTGGTACTCGCCGACCACGCCGCATACACCCGCCTCGGTGATGAGGCCCGAGAGGTCGTTGTAGTATTCGTACACCGCCTCGGCGCCCAAGAAGATCGGGCGCTGGATTTCCAGGCCGGTCGCGTTCATGGTCTCGCCGGCGAACATTTCGCCGTTCTCTCCGCCGACGTAGGTGTTCGTTAGGCCACCCACCACGGTGCTCTTGCGCGGACAGTCCGTGTCGTTGAAGATCAGTCCGCCCAGGACCTCGCCCAGCGTATACCGCTTGAACCAATAATGGTCAGGCAAGCTCGTGAGCAACTGGCGCTGCTCTTCGCTGCCGAACAGTTGCCCCTTCGAGTAGCTGTTCATATGCACGTGATAGTAGCCGTCGGCATACTTGGGCACGTTCATGTCTTCGAGACGGCCGATCGCCTGGCGATACAGGTCGTAGGTGAAGCCGTTCGTGCTCGTGCTCGTGAGAGCGTCGATGCTGTTGGCGCCAGCGGCCGCGCGCACCACGAAGCTCGCGTCGCTCGCGAAGATCGGGTCACGTGCCGTCAGCGTCACGGTCTCGAGCACCGTGAGGGTGCCGGGCCCGACATCGTCTCCCGCGGTTGTCGGCGTGTATCCAACAACCGTCGCGGTGTACGTGGTCGCGGAGTGGACGTAGCTGATCGAGAGCGGGTTGGTGCTGCTGACCGCCTGGAATGCAACGGGGCTGCCGTTGGCCAGATCGGGACGGCGCGCGGTGGTGAACCCCTTCAGTCGGGTCACCGGAATCGTGCTCGCGCCACCCACGTTTGCGCTCGCCACGGTCCAGCCGCTCATCCCGGCGTTGTAGAGCTTGTCGCGAACCGCGCGATTGAGCGTCTGGCCTGCGTTCAACCCGAGAGCCTTCAGGTTCTCGTTGAGCAGGTTGACGATGGCCACGATCGATGTCGGCATGTGGGTGTCCGGACATCGGTCGTAGTATTCGTGGAGCTGCATGCTCCACTGCTCTTTTTGGTAGTCCTTCGCCACGGGCTCGTGCTGAGGATTGCGTGGGTTCGGGTTCGGCGTCATCAGGCCCGCGCCAGTGAAGTAGAAGAAGTCGCCTGCGTTGCCCGGCTGATGGACAGGCATCGCTTCGCCTCGGAACAGATTGCGCGGCAACAGGGGGTCGCGGAATTGGCGGACAAGCGAGTTGTCCTGCACGAGGGCTCGAATCGTTGGATCTTGCTGGATGACGGAAAAATTCAGTGCCATGACTTCCTCTTTTGTTTGTGTTTCGTGTCCCCGTGCCTATCGCTCAGCCCAATCCCATGGGGACCGTTCGGATCCCTCGCTGACGCTGGCGGAGGGCGAATTCCTGCTCGGTCATGTTCATGACGTCGACATCGTTCGCACTTCCGGCGGCGGTCGAGGTTTCGGCCGGCCTCGGAGGAGTTCGCGACCCAGGCGGCGCGCTGGTCGTGCCCGTCGTGGCTGGGATCACTGCTTCCCCGAAAAGATAAGAATCGGTTTGACGAAGCCCTTCGAAGAATTTTGCCTCGTCGACTTTCTCCAGCTCTTCCACCGTCTTGCCCTGCTGGGCTTGCTCGAAAAGATAGATGGCCTGCCCGATGCGCTTGACACCGCAGCCGGCAGCAATGCGCTCCAGGTTCGCGCGGGCCTCGGATGCTGCGGCCTTGCGCTCCGCTTTCTTGCGCCGGTTGGACTCTTCCGTCAGCTGCTTCTGGAGCTGCTGGCGGTCGCGGTCCCAGATTCGCCTGTCCTGCTCGTACTTCTGCCAGGCTTTGCGGTCCTGGCCGTTTTTGGGCGGGGTCGGCGGTGCAGATGGTTCCGGCTGCGACGACTGGATGGTCACCGGGGCCGGCTGCCTGGCCTGTTGATTTCCCGACGGGCGCGGAGCGGCCTGCTGGCCTTTCCTCGCACGCAGGATCTCCATCATCGCGGCGTGGTTGGCATACCCCAACGCTTGCGCCTCCCTGTCGAGTTCGCTCGTGAGCTCACGGCGTCCCGACTGCTTGGCGGCTTGTACGCGCTCCTTGAATGCGGCCTGCGGTAGCATGATGTTCTTGCCCGACGATTCGGGCGCTGTGACTTGCGGTGGCGGTGAACTGGTTTGGGTGACGTTCGGAATGGGATCTGCGGCTGACTGTTGTCCGGGGTTCGGGACTTGTACGTTCTCGTTCGGCATGACTCGCTCCTTGTGGGGCTACTCGTTTTCGTCGCGGTCTACCGGCTGTATCGTCGCCGTCGTCACGAATGACGACTTCAACGGGCTGGCACTCGCAAGTGTCCGAGTCACGTTTCGCGCCACAGGGGCTTCCTTGGGACATCCGAGGCTGCATGTGGAGCTGGTGAAAAACATTGGGGTTTGATCGCCTCTGCTACGGCGATACGGTTTGCAACAGCGATGAGACCTTTTGGCTCAAGTCGCCCTTGGCGTAGATGAGGTCGCACGAGCTGACGGCATCGATGGCCGCGAAGGTCAGATTCACTCCGCCATCCCAGTAGACTTGACCGGTCACGAGGGTCGCCGTGGGATCCATGACCAATTGCTTGACGCCCTTGGTGGTGCCGCCGGTCGCGTTGACCTGAAACAGACCATTCGGCGTCGGCGCCTGCGCGAGCACCGCCTTGTTGCTCGTGACGGTGACGCTCGTCTCGGTCGCACCGCCGAGCGTTCCGGCCAGAGCCGCCGCTGCCGCTGCCCGCAGAGCGAGATCGTCGACCCGCAAAGCATTGACCTGCGCCACCAGGGCGGCTACGTCCGCGATCGTCTTGTTGTAGTCGACCTTGAGGGCATTCGCCAACGTGGCAATGCTCTGAACGTCGGCCTGGACGTAGCTCGACGTCTGAGTAGCCGCGCTCGCCGTCGCCACAGTGGCACCGGTCTGGCTGACCGCGGCCCCCACGGTGGTGGCCGGAACAGTCGTCGAAGGATTGCTCACATCGAGCAGGATCGCCAGCGCATCGCCCACGGGAGCCTGTGCCAAGGCGTCGGCGAACTTCCCGAGACTTGGCTCGTTCAGCTTGTCCCGCAGCGTGACCGGTTGGGTAGTCGTACTGGATGCCATGTCGTCTCCTTACGGCGATACGATCTGCAACAGCGACGAGACCTTCACCGACCCGTCGCCCTTGCAGTACAAGGCGGAGAACGCCGTCACGCCGTCGACGGCCGCGAAGGTCAGGTTGACCCCACCGTCCCAGTAGACCTGGCCGGTGATCAGGGTTGCGGTCGGATCGGTTACGATCTGCTTCACGCCTGCGTGGGTCGCCGTGGTCGCGTTGACCTGAAACAGACCGTTCGGCGTCGGCGCCTGGCCGAGCGCACCCTTGTTGCCCGACGCTGAAAGGCCCGTCTCGGTCGCGGTCGCGGCCGCAAGTAGAACGGCGAGAATGTCGCCAACTGGGGCGAGCGCGAGTGCATCGGCGAACTTCCCGAGCGCGGGGCTGTTGAGCTTGTCTTGGAGAGCAGTCGTTTGCGTAGTGCTGCTGGACATCGGAAATTCCTTTCAGAAAATGGGTTGCGACGACCGTCCTACTTGGACTCGCCGCCCGCCATGTGCTTGATCGGGTACGGCTTGTTGTGAATCGGCGCCGCGGCCGGGCCGGTGTCGTTCTCGGACATCTCTTCGCCCTTGGGCGTGCCGTGCTTCTCGTCGTATTCCTGGATGGGGTCTCGCTCTTCGATCATGACTGGATCCTTTCGCCTTACTTTTTCGAGACGGGGAACGGTCGCGATGCCTTCGGCGTCGTTTCGTTTCCGCCCGGCGACAGCGGAGCAGGGAGCTTCGCCGCCAATTCCTCTGCGGCACCAGGGCCGGCCGGATGGCCGTCGGGCGCCATGTACTTCTGGTCGGGTTCGATCTTGCCGCCCGAAATCTCGAGCGCGCGGGCTCGGCCAGGCGAAATGGTTTTGCCGATCTCGCTCATCGTCGCTTCCTTCCGTGGATCGTGAGTGGAAATGGCTGCTGCGGCGCCGGTGGCACCGTCTCGGCCAGCTCCGCTTGGTGGCGGACTGCAATCTTCGCTTCGGTCGATGGGCCCGTGATGGTGATGCCGCTTGCGGCGTCCGGTGGGTATTCTGCCGGCTCACCAGAGAATCGCGGATCTACCGGCGGCTCGGTCTGCGTGAGATCGGTGTTGACCGTGCCCGCCGCGGGGACCGAGAACCGGCGCAAGCTGTTCTTTCGCAAGTCCATCGCTACCCGTTGGCCTCTTCATCGCCGCTGGATTCGTCGGCATCTTCGTCCGACTCGTCTCCGGTCTCTTCGCCTTCGTCGCCACCCTCGTCGTCTCCGCCACTGCTGTCCTCGCCTTCGCCCGAGGCCTCCAGCTTGTGGACGGCCCGGCACCAGCCGACAAAGCCGTCGACGTCCTCGAGGTCAAGGGACTCGCCGAGCTTCCGGAAGTCCTTCTTCCCGACGTCGTCGGTCCAAGCGCAGAAGTCGTGCACCGTCTCGGCGTCGACGTCTTCTTCGAGCTGCTCCAATCCCGCCTTGGGCTGCGCGTCGCTGCCCGTGCGGAACTCGTCGATGATCTCATTGATGGTCGCGACGGCCGGCTTGAACGCCTTCGCCAGCGATTCGACCGTCATTTCCTCGCCGTCACCACCCTCGTCTTCACCCTCGTCGTCGTATTCATCGGCGTCGGCGGCGCCATCCTTGTCCTCCCCGTCCTCTTCCGGCTCCGGAATGACAGCCTGGGAGTCTTGGATCATCGCCTTGAGTTTGCGCGGGTCAGTATGCGACATGGTCGAGCGTCCTTGGTCGTGTGCTTTCAGGGCACCACAACGCGCTCGCCGTCGCAATGTACGCTTGACCTCTGAGGCCATTTCGGTGTTGACTGATTACCGATGATCAACTACCAGCCGATCCCCGAAGCTCACCAGAAACGCATCGCCGCCATCATTGCCGCCAAGAATGGCAAGTCGCAGGCCGCGCGAATATTCGGATGCTCGCGCCAGACCATCAAGGCCGCCGCGGGAGGATTGCCGGTGCATCCCTGGTCAGCTAAAGAGCTGGCCGAGAAGATCGCCGCGCGGGACGCGGCGGGGAAGAATCCATGATCGAGCGTGGATACGCTGAGTCGACCTCAAAACCAACGGGAATTATATACTTGACTCCCTCGTGATGTAGGATAGCGCGCAAGCCCAAAAACTCTCTTGGCCTAATCAGGCGGTCATCATTTTGGCGGCTTGGCGCGGGCGAGTTGGTCCCGCGCAACCTCTCCGTCCAGATCGAGCGGGGCCAAACCAAGCGCGGCCTGCTCCATCGCTGCGTTGCTTTCCTCAGCGAGCGCCGCCGCCTTCCGGTAGAGCCCGCCAATCGCCCGCTGCTTGGCGATGGGGAGCATCGGTATCCGCTGCTCCTTGAGCATTTTCCACTCCACTCGATGCCGACCGACCCCCGTAGAGGCGGATAACCATTCCGCAATCACGGCAGAGGAGCGAAGCACCGACCACAAGTAGACCTCATCGACCTCAGCCTCACGCTCCTTCTTGACCCGCAGGACGGTGAACTCTGGCGTCACCAAGCAATGCTCCCGCGTCTTCGGCAGGACGCAGATCGCTTTGTATACGGCGCTAATGTTGCTGACGATGATGTCCCCCACCTTTCCGTGACCGACCTTCCCAGCGTAAGAGACTTCCTTGCCAAGTCGCCTCTCTCCATCCTCCGCGAAGCCGAGATACGAGATCCGCAGGAACGTGTAGTGGCTGTCGGGGCTGAGCTGGACCAAGTCCTCAATCGGGTCCACCAGCTCGCCAAGCTTTTCGGTGGTTGCGCCAACTTTGCTCCATGTGCGCGACAGCTTCTCGACAGACCACGGATTGAGGTTCTTCGCGTCGAGGCGTCCTTGAAGTCGGTCGGGCTCCACTAGCCACGGTCCGGCCTGTCCGTTCCGGTACTCGTAGTAAGCAGCCGCTACCGCTTCGATTTCTTCCAACGCCTTCTTGCGCGCCTCTTCGGCCACGCTAGGGGGTGTGCGCCCAGGCACGTCGTCCAACCCCACGTAGCGCGTCTCATAGACGAACGCTGATGGTTGCTGCTCGTCCTCACTAGACTTTTTCGTCAGGCAGAGCACCGAGGTTTTGACCCGCGCTCCGGCCCTCTGGAAGGCGTCGCCGTGCAAGCTGATGATGCCGTTGATGATGAACTTCGAGCGGATGTAGTCGCGCACAAAGTCCATCTTCTTACTGCACAGGACACCATCATCAATGACGGTGAGGAGCCGTCCGCCGGGCTTCAGTAGGTGGTAGTACCGCTCGATAAACATGACAGCGGATCGCAGCGTGGCACGATCTTTGTCCCCTCCGGTTCTCAGCTCGTAGTCCTTTAAGACTTCCCACTCGTCCGGAGCATCGCGGGTGTAGTCCATTGAGAAGGGTGGGTTGGTTAGCACCAAGTCAAAGCGCAGCGGATCATCCCCAGTGAGCAGCTTGCGAAGCTCCTGCACATCCTGCTTGGCCTCCGGCGTGTCCGTGTCCGCCGGAGCGGGTATCGCGCGCAGAGCATCCGTCATGTAGACGCGACTGCCCCCATCGCCGTGCAGGTACATATTGATGCGCGCAATCTTGCCGAGAGGTGGATCCTGTGCGGCATCGATCCCGAAGATCGCCTCGTTGGCGACTTGATCGAGCATCGCGGTTCGCTTCGCGCTACTCAGCGACTTGTTCTCGTATACTTGGCGGCGCATCTCAGTAAGTAGCTCGATCAAGAAACCGCCCGTACCGCAGCAGCCGTCCAGTGCGCGTTCTATCTTCGCTGGGCTCGCCACGGGAGCGCCCAACCTCGTGACCAGTTTCACGATGCTGCGCGGGGTGAAGTACTGCCCAAGATCGTCGCCCCGCATCGAAGCGACAAGGAACGCCTCGAACATCCGGCCGTTCAGATCCTCATCAATGCCGAAGAGGTACTGATGCTCCAGCTCTGCCACAACCAGCTTGACGGTGCCCGGCTGGACACCGAGACGGGCCGAAGGGTCGAAGATGCGCTTGCGCTTCTTCGCTTGGATCTCCTGCTCCAGCGACTCGACCAAGTCCCGAAACAGGATTCTGTCTATCGGGTTCTCAGTGTTGTCCTCCTGCTGCTTGATCCATCGCGTTGAGAAGCGCACGGCATCAGCGGGCAGCGGGTCGCCTCGCCCAATGGTAGAGAGGTGTTCGGCGGTGTCGCGCAACCGGCGGTCCTCCCACAGCTTCACGAACAGGATTTTTGCAAACCGCTCGAACGCACCCTGTGGTCCAACCTTATCGGCCTTCCAGATGATCCGATGGCACCGGAGGAATGTCTTCTTGGCCTCCTCCATGCTCGGGCGGTGAATCTCGTGTGGCACGGCCACCGGCCCGGCATCAGACCAACCCGTCCGCGCGGCGTCAACGCCTAACAGCTTCCGCAGGGCTTCGTACTTGGTGTTTCCATCGGCGAAGTCACCGAAGCGCAATGACAGAACTGGCTCGGCCGAGTCCCATGGATAGACTCGGGTCAAGAATCCATTTGTGAGCATGAAGTAGTGGACTGGGTTATCCTCGGTCTTCTGATTGACAGCGAAGCAGTAACCGCCCCCTTGATCCACAAAAGCGTCAGGATTCTCAGTCGGAGATTTCGCATCAACAATCCAACGCGGTTTCTTATTACAAACGAGTATATAGTCAGGCTTCCAAGGTTCCTTCTTGCGGCCCTTGCCAATCTGCAACTCGTTAATGGCGGTCTTGGGCTTGATCTCCCGATCTTTATAGCCAAGAGATGACAGAAGCCGATTGACGAAGAACTGTTCAACGCTCGCCTCGTTGGACAGATCGTCGGAACGACAGAACTTGTTCTTGGCGCCTTTCACGCTGCCTTGACCTTCTTAGCTTTACGCTTTCTTCTCTTACTAGCTTTGGAAATTGGCTTGGGCTTGTAGCGCAGCACCATGTCCACCATAGCCTCAAGAGCCTTTGGGACTTCGTTGGTTGTCTCAGGCATTTGTCAGTGCCTCCAAAGTGAGTCGCTTGCCAGCCGAGCGACGGATAAGACTGTCAAGCCGTTGTGTGGTGTGGTTGCGGACATTGCCTTCGTTCAATCGGAATGAAAACTCGTTGACGTAGCGTGGGAGGTGCTTCGGAGTGACGTGATGGTACACGCCAAGAATGCCACGCTTCAACAGGGCGTTGAAACTTTCGATGCCGTTGGTGGTCACGTCGCCGCGTGCGAATTCGTGGGCGCTGTGGTTGATGCTCTCGTGTTTGAAGGCAGGTTCCAACCCGTTGTAGACCACGGCTTCGTCAGTGTGAAGCGTGGATCCCGCTTCAACATGTGCGCGGATCTCAGCGTGAATCGTTGCGCTGTCCACTGAGGCCACGGGGAATCCAACCGTGCGACCGCTTTCTCCGCGTTCACGCAGGGCCAGGACGGCGATCTTGCCTACTGCACCCCGGCCCTCGTGCGCGCGCTGAGATAGGCCGCGGTCAAGACCGGCGTGGTGAGCCTGGATCGGACCGTTGCAGGCTCCGCTCGGCGCGCCGCACGGTCGCGTGCGGACCCAAGAAACGTACTCGCGATCTTCGCCGGACATCAGGCTGGAACTCGTCTCCCGCCGCGATAGCGCCAGCCAGGCGTTCCCCATTCCTTGCGCCAGGGCATCAGCGTCTCTCTTCCGTTGGGTCTCGCTGGTGGCACGGTCCACGTCTTTCCGACGAGCGAAGGAGAAACGTCGGTCTTTCCATCTGCACCGGGAAACGGTGCTGTCGCTGGCATGGTGAATTCCCCGCCTGGGTCTGCTACCTGGGAGTGCATCGCAATAGAATCAGTTCCGACCCGGTTGTCGAGTGGCTTGCCATCGGGCGCGCAGAACTCCACCCACTGTGAATAGAGGTCGGGGTGTTCCTTCGCGATCTCCACAATGCCATCGCTGTGCGTTTTATTTACGCAGTACGACGTTTCAGTTCTGGCCACTCTCTCGGCCCTCCAGAATTCCCCCTTGTAGATGCCGTGCACGCGGTTGATGGCACCATCAAGCGTCTCGCCGCCCGCCATCGACAGCGCCATCTGGTCCTCGAACTGCCCGATCATTTGGACGCCGTACCGCTTGATGCTGGTCTGGTGCTGGCGCAGAAGCGTGGGCCGGCTCTTGTCGATCACGCGCGCGAACCTGGCGGCCTCCTCGATGGGCAGCACGAAGGACTGGCCGGTGAAGTGCTTCTCCAGCTTCGAGTAGCTGCGGATGAGCGTGTGCAAGGATTCGATCTGAGCTTCGCGGCTGGCGGCGGAAAGCTCGCCGAGCATCTGATCGTCGATATAGAGCTGGCCAGCCCGCAGTTGCGCGAGGGTCATGCGCAGGTGCTGGGCGGTGAACGTCGCCGAGCCCGTGCCGAGACGTTCGAGCTTGGCCAGCACCTCGGCGGATGCCTTCATGTAGACGGACCGCAGCCTCTCCACGGAGCCGCGTTCGACCACGCGGTCGAGCGTCTTGCGGTGACTGGCGATCACCTGTTCGTAGAGCGATGGCATCGCGAGGTGTGGAAGTTATGACAGATCTGTGCCTGCCATTTATTGTCGTGTCTCTTCCAATACACTCCGTACGGACGCTTCGGGGCTTCGGCGAGAACGATCCATCTCCCGAAGCGCTGCCCGATCAATTTCCACCTCGCATCGGCTCTGGTTTTTCTCCATCGTCGATCTCCCTCTCCCGTTGGTGGCACACGTCGTGACATCGCTTGCACAGCACGTGGAGCGCATCGATCTTACTGACGTGGCCGAGCTTGATCGCGCGCTTCAGATCTTTCCGCTTGCGAGCCCTCGGATCTGCGGCGATCTCCTTGGCGTGCCCACTCACATGATCGAGATCTAAATCCTTCTTCGGCGTCGGGCAGTCCTCGTTGGAACATTTCCACCCCCCCTTTCTGAATACCCCCAACGCGAGCGACGGTCGCAGCCCGCCCTCGCCGTCGCTCTTCAGCGTCGCGCCCGCAGCCTTCGCTTCGCGCCGAATCTTCTTCAGTGCCAGCCTTTCCTGCGCGTTCCACTTGGGCTTGTCGTGATCCTGCTGTGGCTTCTGTTTGGTCTGGGCGTAGTCGACTGCGGTTTTGGACATGACGGCAGTCTACTCCGTGGTGACGATTCCCGGAACCTGCCCGAACGGCCGTCTTTCGTCCGGTCCCATCCGCACTTCGGTCACGACTTTGCTCGGCGCATCCGCGGCCCATTCCTCCATGGTCTTCCGGCAGTACACGCAGAAAAACATCACCGGCATCGGCACGTACTTCTTGGGCTCGCCGCAGACATTGAACTCGACGTAGGGGATGCTTCCCTGGTGCTGGAGCGCCATCCTCACCGCGAGAGCCGGCTGGTCGTGCTCGAGTTCATCGGCCGGCCAAAACATGTTGAGCGTGCCGATCGCATGGCTGGTCTGGCAGTGCGTGCAGAGCCGGCCGCCCAGCACCTGCTCGCGCCAGACGTCGCGGGCGGTACGCAACCCGCCCCATGCTTTCTTGGTGAATCCGGGGGCTACCTTCGAGCGTGATGCGCGTCCCATGGTGACTTCCTACTCTCCCTTGTCGGCCAAGTCTTTGAGGCAAAGCGCGTGCGCTTCTTCCAGGCAGTCGCGAGGAGGACGTCCTTGCGTTACGCAGGATTTTATGTGGACGTGAGCCGCTACGGTCGACAAGCAGTTTTCTGCTGTGGACGGGCCTTGGTAGCGCGTGGTTATGATGTTCGACAATAAAAAATACGTCCCGACTGTTATGCTCGTCCACGCCAGGATCCACAACGGACCGATCAGATTGCTAATGACCTTCGTCATGCGGTCGGCTCTTTCGTTGTCCACGCTTAGCTCCTCTCGGCAAGCGATTCGGCATCCACCCTGGATATCCTAGAGATAATATCTGGCACGTCAATGGGGATTCCCAGCGCCTGCCGGACAAGTTGCCCCGAGTACGCTTCACGCCACTCCTTCGGGACTCCGACCTCGTAATTGGTTGGCCACCCGGTGAGCACCTCGCGCGCGATGCGGTCGACGTACTCAAGCTTGCGGCGGGCGCCGGCGCGCAGGCCCGAGACGTCGAACTCCGTATCGAGCCACGCCGCGAAGGCCTCCGCCCACGACTCATCTGCGTGCTTCATAGCGTAGTGCGGCCCGCTGTCCTGCACGTACTCGACAAAGTCTTCCGCGGGCAGGATGGGCCACGACCCGGTCGTCTTCGGGTATGGTTGCTCGAAGTCGCCAAACGTCGCGGTCCAGTCTGGACGCTTCCAGAGCTCGAAGCTGTAGTTGACCGCGTGGCCGACCTCGTGCCGGACCCCGCGCGCGACGTCTTCCCACCGCATCGGGTAGCGCGCCTGCGCTAGCTCGTATAACTCGGGCGTCGCGAGAAACCAGGGCAGATTGATCGTGATCGCCCGGTCGGCGCACCAGAAGCCGGAGTCCCCCAGCGCGAAGATGGGCTCGTAGTGCACGATCCCGTCGGCGCGCAGCTCGCCCCGAACCTTGTCGAGTATTCCCTTGAGCTGGCCGGTCGGAACGAGATTGAGGCGCGCCACTGGCGTGTCGAGCAGTGCCGGCAGGGGGTCGTCGAACAGCGGCTCGGTCTCGCCGTACTGCCTGGCAATCCTCGCCCAGGTCGCAGGGCCGCGCATGGTGGCGCCGCGATCATCAACGAACAAATCGCACGCGGGCTTGCCGCCAAGGCCGTCGTCGATGGCATCGAACACGCTCGGCAGCTCGCGGTTGACGAACTCCACCATCTGTTCGTAGCGCGCGCGGTGCAGATGACGAGAGGTCAACCACTCTTTCCGGTTGCTGGGCACGGCGCCTGCGCGGACAAGCGGATCTAAGTCAGGGTCGTACAGCAAGGAACGGCTCGATCGTCCCGACCACAAGATCAGAAGATGGCCAGCTCTGCGGAGGGATACCAGCGCTTCCTTCGCCCCGTCGACGAACTCCAACGGCGTGACGACGTCCTCATAGGGTCGGTCTTGCTTGACGATGGTGCCGTCAAAATCAACACAGATTCGCACTGACGCCCTTGGTGGTGCCGCCGGTCGCGCCTGCTCTTCCGAGATATGCGTGCACCCTTTGAGCTTCATCCCGGCGCATGATTACCTGCCCTCATTTAGCTCGGTAAGCGACTTCGCCGCCAGGTCATCTTCCGGCGCGGGCTCTTTCTTCAACTCCTCGACTTCTTTCTGCGGGTTCTCGATCGAAAAGTCCGCCGCGAGATTGCGGACGCCCGTGTCCAGCGTGATCAGCCGCCCTGCGCGCGCCTGCACGGTGGCCGTGACTTTCTGGCCGGTCTCCTGCGGAGTCGGTCGCGAGAACGGCGGCCACACCAGCTTCAGTTGAGCGCCCTTGACGTTGGCCAGCTTGTGCTCGACCAGCTTATCACCCTGCACCTTGGGCGGTACGAAGATGGACTCACGTACGTTCGTGCCGGGCAAGATCGGGTTTCCGCCCTCGTCGGTTTCGCCGGGCACCGCCGGCCGCCCACGGTCGAGCTTGTGCGCGACTCGCAGGAGCATCTCCATGAGCAGCACCACCCCGCGCTGTCCGTACTGCGTGCGCAACATGGACGCCTTTGCGAACATCGATGACGTGCGCTTCGTGATCTCGGTGGCGGTCATGGGAGCGCCGTCGGTCGACCGCTGGTCTGCCAGCACGCACTCGCAGATCTGCAGCGCCTTGTCTTCGAGTCGATCTGATTCTTTGGCCGCGGCTTCCGTGGCCGCGCCGCTGGTTTCCGCGAAAACCAGCGTTCCGCCCTTCTCGAGCTTGATCGCGGACTTGCTCCCCATTCCGACCTTCGTCAGGCTCGCGTCGCTCGAGATTACCGGCGTCGGGTCGGCATTCCGGAACGCGCCCCCGTGGATCGCGCTGTCCAGCTCGCCGATGCGGTCGAAATAGTCGTAGGCCCCGAGACAATCGGGGTCGCCGTCCAAGTCGTCCGAGACCTCGATATTTGGGATCCACCGGTACGGCACCTCTCCGAAGTTGTGCTCGCGCATCTCTTCGACTGTCTCCGGGTCGTCCCACTTGGGCTCGCTGCTGCCGTCGCCTACCGGCTGGGGCTTCCACACGCAGTCGGTCGTGGTATCGATGATCCGCAAATACCAGTAGTTCTCTTCCTTCCACTGGCCGGTGTCGGCGTCCCGAACTTCCTTTGGGTACATGTAGCGGATTTCAAGCTTGATCAACTCGCTCGGGTTCGTTGGGTCGAACGTGGGGAAGCACCATCGCCGGTCGAGCGATTCGAACACGACCTTTCCGCCGATCAGTTTGAAGCCGCCCACCGCAGTCCCCATGGCTCCGCCCATGTTGCGCGCGAGCAGCATCGCGGACCACAACCCATATGCGTCCGTTACCGCCTGCACCCAACCCTCAGTGTCGGGGTCGCCCGGAACTTTCCAGGTCGGCGACGCCTGCTCGCCGAACAGCAGTCCGGTGAAGCGCGATACCACCAGGTGACACAGGTGACAGGGCACGCTCGGGCGGCGGTACCGCATCGGCAGCGCTTCGAGCTCGCCGAATGTGTCCTGGTATCCCGGCGGGAGAGCGGCCGACGAGACGATACTCGCACGCGTGACGTTATCTGCGTTCTGGCTCCCGTCCCAGTTCGTCGCGCAGTCATCGTGCTGCGCGGTCCGGAAATAGCTGTAGAGGCGGTTCAGCTCGAGCTGGCGCGGGCTGAGCCCGAGCCGACGGATCTTATCTGAGACCAGGTTCGAGTCGGCCGCTGCTCCGACGACTTGAGGGCCGGCGTTGATGTCGCGAGAAATTCCGCTGCTCATGGGGGGCCATCCTACCAGTTAGAGAGGTTGAGGTATACCGAGCCGACTTCCGGCTTGGGTTCGACTCTGCCGAGACGCTCGCCTTCCTTGGCGAACCACGAGGCCATGAGGCGATCTCCGGCGTGCGCGTCGGGGTGATAGCTCAGCATCTCGCCCACCCACTCCTCGATCTCGGGATGCGAGCGCCCGCCCTGGCTCGGGATGATCCACTTGGGCGGCCGGCACGCCATCTCAATCCCCATGGCCTCGACTCCGAACGAGGCGTCAGCCTTGTTTTTGCCGGTGGTGAATGGGACGATGGGGATTGAGGTGTTGTTCTGGAGAATCTGAACCAGAAATTGCTGGGCAGCCACGTTCTCGATCGCGAACACGCAGTGGAACCGCTCGTACAGGTCCACGACCTTGGCCATGATGTCGGTGGCGACCCAGCGACCCGACTCGACCCATAGCACTTCGCGGTCGCCGTTCGGGTGGACGAAGATCACGAAGAAGACCGTCAGGTCGTTGTTTGCCTTCAGCCCCACGCCGAGGTCGACGCCACAGTAGACCTTGCACCCAGTCGGGACCGCCCGCAGCGCGTACACCATGCTTTTGCCTTCGCCGCGGGCTTTGCATGCGTCGAGCCATTCGCGCTTGAATCGAGAAGTCGAGTCGTCGGTGGCCTGGCACATGAGCTGAGACTGAAACTCGATGGGTCCGATCTCCTGGCGTCGTTTCTCGATGCGCGCGAGAGACCACACCTCGGGCCAAGCGCTCTGACCGTCCTTCGACAAGATCGGGTACTTGAACGCGTGCCATCGCGGGTTGCGAGCCATCGTGTGTAGCAGGTCTTGCGGGTGAAATGCGTTCCCGATCGCGAGAATGCGCCCGCGCGCGGTCATACGGCCGGGAATCGTCTTGAGATACCAGTCGAGCACGCCGGCCCGCATGTATTCGGTGCGGGTGTTCTCTCGGTTTAGAATGTCGTCCAAGATCGCCTCGTCGATGCGCGCGCCCTGCGTGTTGGACCCGACGCCCAGCGTGTTGACCGACGGATCTTTCGACATCGTCGATCGCTGGACCGTAAGCTGCTCGCTGTTCCACGGCATCGACGGGTCTGGCACTAAATCGGGAAACACCTCGTGCAAAGCTTCGCTCGACTCGATATAGCGGCCGATCAGGTTGGCGATCTTGGTCGCCATGGTCGACGTGTTGCTGACGATCGCGAACCGCAGCGTCGGGTCGCGCCCCAGCTTGTAGAGCGTTCGGGCCACGCTGAGGCTCAGGGTCTTTCCCGACTCAACGAACGCCCACAGCACCAGCCGATCGTAGTTCTCCGCAATCTGAAACCAGCGATAATGCAGGGGTGCCAGGTCGATGGTTCTACCGGTCTCCTCGTTTCGCATCACGTACTGGACGAACGCGCGGAAGTCCGAGCGGGCCGCCGCGCACAACTTGGCTTCGGTGTGGCGCCGGGTGAAGTCCAGGACCTCGAGGTCTTTGCGTTCGACGGCGGCGGACATCAAGAGCCTCGTCGAATCATCCCCGCATTGGGTCCCGTTGTAGTCGGCGCGCCTGGCTGTGGTGTCGGCGCCTGCCCGACAGACAGCGCCCCCATTGAGGCACCGTGGGGAGTCGGAGCCTCTGATGTGCTTGGCTCGGGCAATTCCTGAGCGCTCACATCGATCTCGCTAAACGCCTGCGGAGCCGTAGATAGAGCTGCATCGTGATCGAGGATCTGTTTCGCTATTCGAGCGGCTCTCAGGAATCGCTGGGCCATCTCCTCAGCCGATAGCGTCTCCTGGCGGGTCACGGTCGTCAGAGGTCCGCCGCCTTCTCCCATCACTTCGAGCTGCACGCGCGCCTTGCCCGCGTACTGCTCGATCAGCGTCTTGCGTGCCAAGTCGCTCTTGCCCATGCCGGCCAGCCACTCACGGTGGAGTAGCCCGCGGATGCGCGTACCACCGGAGCATCCGACCTTCGCGAGCAGCGCCTTGCCCATGTCGGTGTCGTCTGTCTCTTCGAGGAACTTCGCCACCGTCTCGGCGCGCGTGCGGCCGTTGAACCCGGTCTTGTTTTTGCCAGGTTCACCCGCGCGAGCCGGGCGCAGATTCGCCAGGCTATTTGGGTGGGTCCCGCGCTTGCTGGGCGGGAAGGGGGAGTCGTCAGCCATCGGCGCGCCTTCTCATATCTCGCGCGATCTCTCTCAATCTCGCGCGCGGCGTGAAACTCGTCAGGAAGTCAGCCGGGTGCGGTTCGTCGATGTCGTATTTCCGCAAGTACGGCGCCAAGTCGAAGTGTGTGGAAACTCTGCGCACCTTATCCGCCGATGGGTTGGATTGAAGCTTGGGAGCAAAGCATATCGCTTCCCATAGTTTGTCCGTGCCAGGCGTCGCTCGCTCGGCGACTACGGTCACCAGGTGCGACCAAGGCCCTTCGTTGCTGAAACTGTGCATGGCTCGCAGGTTTGGACGGTCAACAATTACCTGCGCAGAAAGCTCAGACATCGACGGCATGAGCCGCACTGGCTCCCATTGCATTGGGGTCAAATTGGATGGCCTGAATGGTGTTGATTGCAGGACCACGATGACCCTCCCGCGCGGTTGAGCTGAAGCGAACGTGCCATACAGCTCATCCTTGTCCGCTTGGTTTTCAGTCGGCATGTTGCTGATGTTGTAGGCGAGCACCGTGCTTGTGCCGCCGAAGCTGCCCACTCTCTCAAGGCCTTCCACAACGTCATGACCTGTGATGTTTTTGCCGTAGCATCGGCGTAGTCGAGCCGAGAACCCATCAAGGGCAGTGCGAATTCTCCCGTGTTTGTGGTCAATGCCACGCAACCTGTCCCATGTGATCTCGGGGGACGATGTGGAGACCGACGTCTGCACGTAGTCCCCAGCTGGCCCTCTGTACTGGCGTGCCCATGAGTAGTGGCAAAACTTGCACTTACGCTTGCACCCCATGAATCCCTCAGCACGGCCATTTATGGCATGTGGGTACAGCTCCGACTGTCCAAGCGTAACGGGTGTGATATCGGGAAGGTTCATCACGGACGGATGAACGAAGGGTTGACGGTCAAGCGCCGCTTGCACGAGGTCCACAGCGAAAAATTCAGATCTCCCAAACGCCGCATAGTCCACAAGATGGCGCACAACTGTCGGATTCTGCATCCCGGCGCCGCCGGCGACTACGCGGAAAGGACGCCTTTCGGCTTTCCATGACGGCATCCTGCCCACCGCCTGTGTGAGCGCCAGCAAGTCATAGGTTGAGGTCATCGACACCAGCACCACCTGATGCTCGCGCGCAGACTCTGGCGAGCAGTACCCGACCTCGATTCCAGAACGGCGAAGGACATCGGCGATCACCTCGACGCCAAGGTTGCCAAGCCCGTCAAACGACTCATCTTCGCTACGTTTCTTGGCGGCCTGATAGACGAGAATGGCGACCTCTGGGCTATTTGTCGACATAGCGAAACCCACACTTCGGGCACGTTGACAGCTCGTTGGATGTCGAATCCTCGCCGGTCAGCTTGCCAAGCTCATCGTCATT